CCCTGACCCTCGAAGACTCCCGGTAATCTTTTCAGATTCTGGAGCTCGCGGTATTTTGCCTCCAACTTTATCCAGTATAAATACTGAGATAAACCTAATGGGCGATCCGTTGGTTTTTGATATATATCAACTACCGTTGGACCTGACGTCTGGAATTTAATTAAACTCGTAATTATATAATTATGAGCCCATTCAGGAGTAGGGATAAATCCCTCTTCTTCCTGGAAATTAAAAATCCGGAAATCACCCATCAAGCGAGGAGAACAACCTTGCTCTCACAAGATCGCTCGTATATCGGTAGAACTCGGTGCCTGTCCAAGTACGTTAAACACATCCGGGGGCGCGGAACTATAGATAGATAATATGACACACGGAAGTGTAATCATAATAGTATGTCTAGTACCTGACCCGTCGATGTATGAGGTCTGCGATGCAGTATCTCATTCCACCTCGTCTCCATGCTTTGTTCAGACCTTCGCTAACGCTTCGTTATTAGAACGAACCGCGCTTAGCACTGACTCACGTGACTCTTCATTCAAGAGATCATCATGAGCTTTTAACAAAACACAAATGTCGGACGCACTTAGCGTATTAGTTTCCAGAAATGGTGCTATTCCTAAGTGTTCGCTATCAAAAGGTATAAAAGAATATAGTTCTTTAAAGAACTTTTCTCCTTTTCGTACACGACTTAAAGGGGATTTCAAAAAGAAATCTCGATCAAGCTTGATAGAGAGTCCTCGACTTGCTAAGTCTCGGATTACTGTAGGAAGATAACTCTCATTCGTTATCAAATGGGAAATCAATCTGGGTGAGACAGGAGATAAATCCCCTGAATCGGACAGAATTCGCTTAGCGAATTCTGACACACCGATCTCAGACTCAAGTGACTTCGATAAGTTAATTTCCACGCCGAAATCTTTTGCTACAATTAAGTAGGCGTCAGCCACAGCCTTATTGGCTATGACTAAATCGTCTCCAAGCACGGCATAATCCTCAAACCAAGTAACAGGTGTGAGAACACGACGCGCTGCTACTTGCACCATAAAATGATGCGTAATAGCTAACATAGCTCAGGAAGATAGAGCTCCCATAGGTTGCCCTACTGCATAACGCAAGGGTTGATCTTCAAGTCACCAATCTCGGTTGACGAGAAGATCTCTCCAAGCGGAGGCTAAGTCTACACCTATAAATTGGGATAAG